CCGTTAGCATCCGTAAATGCGTCCTCGGTCATTAGCCCAGAAACCTTAACAGAGCTAACGTCTTGTACGCGAAGCAACGAAATTATATCTCCTGCGCTTAGTGCGGATGTAAACGTAACCGTGGATGAAGCAGGATTTGCTGTGTAGTCGTTTGTGGAACCTTCGCGCTGCATAACGCCGTTACGATAAATCATTATTGTTTGACTTGCCGTATGGACATAAGGAAAAACGGCTTGGTTTGCGTTGGACGTAACGTCCGTTCTGCTAAAGCCAGAAGTGTTAGCCGACTGCACTTTGAATATGGAGATAACATCTCCTGCTGCGGCAGCAGATCCTAGAGTAACAGTGTTAGCACTTGCACTTGCCGTAATGGTTGCCGTAGCTTGAAGCGCCCCATTCTTGTAAACAAGAATAGCATCCGTAGAGATGTGAGAGTAACTAAATACAGTTTGCCCAGCCGTAGCGGTAAAATCTTGGCGAGCAGAGAATATCGGCGCACCAATCGTTCCTACGTCTACGCCGCTTGCCCCACGTAATTCAGCAGTTGTGGCAAGGTTTATCCAACCAGTGTTTGTGTCAGTGTATGTACCCACACGATACTGTAGTCCGTTCGTATTATCGTTCCGAAGCTCGACAACTCCTGTTACCGTACCCTCAGTGTTAAACAGCTTTTTCATAAGCTCGGATAACGTATTATCGCCAAGCTCGGCAGAGTTGACGTATCGAACAATGTTCTCAATATCAGCGCCAATGTTACCACTGCTTGTGTGGTTGTTCGGGTAAAGAATTTTCAAACGTGCCATATCTATTTTTCCTTATGGGTCAGAAAGGCGAAAGAGATAATTGTCATCTCGCTCTGGGTGTCGGTTTCTTCCGTTCGGAAGCGTAGTCGAACGCCTCTGAATACGTGGTTAAAAGGGAAGCTAAAATCGTGTGATAAGGGCATGTCACCCCATCTTGGGTCGCCATCAAGTCTGTCGAGATTTACCTCTATCGAACCCATATCGCGGTCTTCTTCATCAATCGCGTCTACATAAAAGCGGCCTTTGCCGAAGGCTTGGATAATTACAGTGTGACATCGTTTACTAGAAAGAAAATCGCCTAACCAAAGAACAGGTGTTTCGGCTACAAACTTAGACCTTCGTAATTCTGATAGGCCAGTATCAACATTAGATGTAGCAGTAAGACTTTCATACAATCCGTCACTTGTTCCAAACATTAACCGTCCGCTTAGAAACGCACCGCATCTTGGAAGTAAACTGCTCCCTGTTTGAAAGTTTACTTTCTCGTATCCATTGCGGAAGTTCATAGAAAGACGTTCGGATTTGCCACCGCGAAGTTTAAAAAATACGTGATATGTCTGTGTGTCACTGTCGTAGACAGCAGAAATGTCTTTAAAGTTTTCAACTTGTTTCAAGAGGTCTTGGTAATAACGCTCCATGTCGTCACTAAGCGAAGCCTCAGAAATAGTTATGCCGTTTTGCTCGCTGCGCATGATAGAGTGGATGCCCCTGCGAGAGCAAAAGAGTAGGTCGGAACCAGCGTTTACGATTGTATTATGGGATATGCAGCCGATGCGTAGGTTAGCCCGACTATCTAGCGACCACTGGTTAAAGTCTGGGTCAAGAATGTACACAAGCGTTTGGTCGTTTGTAAAGATTGCAAGTCGGTTGGCCTCAAACGTACCAAGTCCCGTAATTTCATCAGCCGTTCCGATTAGGTTTGATATATCAATGAAGCCAGCCTGTGATGCTTCGTCGGACGCAGGCTCCTCGTCAAGAAAAATATTCGGGCTATCCACCCTGCTAAGTTCAACCACACGCGGTCTGTCTTTAAATCCTGCTACGACTAAGCGTCTTTGTACAGCAACACCGAACGCTGGTTTTATAGACGCTGTAGAGGTCGAAAATTCAAAACCATCATACCTATAACTTTTTTCTCCTTGAGAAAAGATTTGCACCTTACCCTCAAAGTTAGTCATAGAAACAACAGAGTTTTTTGAATACGCTGAGTTGACCTTGTGGCCTCGGTCAGATGTTAAATGAGTAGTGCTTGCATCCTCTTCTGCCCAAACAAGACCGTTACGGTTGTAAAATCTTGCTGTTTTTATTGTCGATCTGGTAGACCCAGTATGTAGAAAGAAGGACGGATCACGCGATAGTTGACCTCTGTAATCAACCTGACCGTTTTCAACCAACCAGAAATGTTGCTCTTCCTCGCCTTCCATAGATGTAATATCACGCGAACGATCCATTCCGCGAAAACTGTAATAAGATCTCGCGTTTGATTTTATGGCAATAGGAGCGTACGAAAGCCTGCCCATGTTAGTCCTTGTACGTGTACGATGTGGTTACGGTTGTCCCAGTTGAAGACTTGACTGTTGAACGTGACATGTCGCTCTCTGGCGTTACGTCCGTAATAATCATTTGGTAGCCTTTGTTACCGTTGGCTCGTTCGTGAAGAATNTCTGTGATGCCAGCTTGGTANAGCTTGAGCATNACCATAGCTTTCTCACTGCCCTGNTGNAGCANNTAGTGNGCNGTCAGNCCGTCGATCANAATAAGGTCTGGAACTGCNCGGNTNTCCGTAACATCGTTATAATAGTCGAGGTCGCCGCCCGTCCAATAAGGATGGCGGCGTACATCTTCGATGACACGGTTGGCGAGTTCGATGAACATCATCATCACTTCACCATCCACGCGAGCAGGGCTAAAGTTACCTGCGCGTACCAGTGCGCTACGAACCAAGTTCTCTAGGGGAGTATGACTACCCTGCCCAGCCGCGAATGGTTTGGCTACACTGACCTCTGCCATTAGCCTTTATCCTCTACGATACGACCAGTCCAAGTGAAGTGATGAAGGGCCATCGCATCTTTCATATCGGTAGGTATTTTCCAGCGCACATACTGCCGAGCAGCGTCCCAAGTACCGCTAAAGCGGTCGTCGTTAAGCTGCACATCAAAGACAGAAGTTTCTTTGTCGGACGAGATGTACCAAGTGAACGCAGAAGCAGGCTTTGCTTTTGCTTGCTTTGGTTTGTCGTCATCTACCCAAGCCTCGTTTTCGGGAGTTTTCGGGTCGTCTTTTACAAAGTGACCATCTTCTGTTCTTGCGCGTTTACGTGCCATGTTAGCTCCATGAGAATTGATATAATTATTTATGGATCTTTTTGGTGGCCCAGTCGTCCCTACTTCACGCGAATACTTTTAGGGCATTCCAAGTCTGGGTGTATGCGCATGTACTTAGGGTAGTAGTAGTGTGAAACAGACACAGCTTTCGGGCAGCGATACTCGCAGGATTTGTACATTATACCGTATGGGTACATGCCAAAGGTTATGAGGGTCAGGGCGCAATACATAAAAAAAGGGGCGCGGTATGGAACGCGCCCCTCCTTGCTACATCTAAAATCTGGGGGTTAAGCGAGTGTAGTCCAGTTTTTGATGTATGTGTGTGTTTTGCTCTGGGTCATTTCCAAGCCGCACTCAGTCAAGTATTCGTGCTTAACTTGGTCGGCATCTGGAGCCTGACGATCCCGTAGAAGCTGGGTGTCACGACCATCAAGGTAACGATACTTCAAGTGTGGGAAGTCAATGATGATCATTGCATCGTCCATGCCAGGAATTTGGCGGAACTGGGGATGCAAATGCACCATCAAATCACCTGCAAACGTGTGGTACTGAGAGATTGAAATACCGTAGGTATCGTCAATCACTGTTGGTTGCCAACGGTTCTTACCGATCTTCTGTAAGTGACCTGCTGTCTTTGCACCCACAAACGCAATCTTTTGCTTCGAACCGAAAGCAAAGATGCTTTCAATCAGATAGCGGTCGAATTGATCTTCTGTCATCGTAGAGGATGCAGAAGAACGGTCGATTACGTTAGTGATGTTGTTGACCAAGCCGCCTGTGTAGCGAGTTGGCTGCGAAGACGTGCCGTTTGTTTCGTGACGCTTGCCGAAGAACATGGCTCGCTCAATATCCTGCATGTGCAGTTTAAGAGCTTTAGTAGCTAGTTCATCCTCTTTGTCACCAGTACGCAAGTTTGTTGCAGACAAAGTATTTGAGAGGCCATAGGAAGTCCGAAAAATTTGCGTGTAGTTGTAGTCCACGCTTGCATCGAACGAGATGGCTGTAGGGCTAGTTGCCCCTTCCTCAAAAGCCGAACCAGAGATGAACAAGTTCGCGTCATCTGCGATTGAGTGTGATGTACCACCGATGTTACGCTCAACAGTTAGACCTGTTGCAGTAGCATCTGCTGTACACCGCATGACTTCACCCGTTGCTGCGTTCACAAGCATAGTGCCTTTGACCGCAAACAAGTTGTCGTTTCCAGCATCAACAGTAATAGCTGTTGTTGATGCGCCGCCAATCGCACCATTGACCGTAAGTTTACGGTCGGGGAGTTCGTCTTTGAACAGGCGATATTCGGGGTCGTCTGTCGCCTCAGATGATGTCATTGATAACAAAGCATTTAGGGGAGCCGAGCCGTTTGGCTCAAGAAGAGTGTATAATTCTCTGTAGTTTTTAGGGCGGAAGTCACTGTCAAATTGACCCGTTCCGCGCAGTCCTTGAATAGCAGCCATAATGGCCTCCTATATTAGATTACAAACTATGCGGCACAAATAAGTATAAACGGAATTCACGTATTAACTTTTCGTCCCAATAAAACGTCATTCGGCTTGCGCGGAATTATGTCTTAATCACAGCATGAAATATAAGTGTAGGAGCTGTCGTCCCTCTTTTTAAAAAAAATTCTTTTACTTCTTCTGAGGCACATATTTGGGGTCGTCTATAGTTTCGGGTTCGTTCCAATAAGTTGTTGTGCCGTCTTCATTCATACGTTCCCTATTATAGCTTGTTCTTCGTACTGTCTTGCCTTCATCGAACATAGCAACCTGTCGCCGCAAAGCAGCTACGTCAAAGTCATCCAAATATTCGTGGAATTCTGCATCATCTAGCAGCGTATATATGTTGGACATTTGGTTACGATTTAAACTGTCAAAGTACGCTTGCAGTTCAGGTATGTCCATTTCTGTAATCATACGATCAAGCTCTCTTACAGCGTCATCATGGCTGTTACGTTCTGCAAGTGCTGCTGCTTCAAATGCATCAACTACTTCCTTTTCTTCTGCGCGTTTCGGTACGGGAATTATTCCGTCGCCCTTTTGAGAAAAGTCACCATTATAATTATAGAAATTGTCCAGTTGCAGGTCTTTCACCTCATACATATCTGACGCACGTTTATGAATACTCATAAGCTCGCCTAGCTTAGACGAAAAACCTTTTGCAGCAGTCTTGGTTGCTTTGACTGCTTTTAAGTCTGGAAGTATTTCAACGCCCACTTTTGACGCAAACGTACCGCCCACCACAGCACCACCAACTTGCCCCATGAACCTTCGTCGTGAGGGGTCTTGTATTCCTTCGGACTTAGTAGATTGCATTCCACCACTGAACGTATCAACAACAGCTTCCGAAATTTCATTAGATGCTTTTGCCGTAGGGTTATAAGCCAAGGCAACTTTTGCTCCAACTGCGGCAGGGGCAGCAATCGTCGCGGTCTTCACAAGAGAGGAGAAACCACGGCTTACGCGCTCGTTTGGCGTAAGCTGGTTTCCGTAATAGTCAGTACCAGATAAAGCGTCACCGCTTTCTTGCATCGCTTCGTGAACATAGGGTATTGGGTTTACAAACTCTGGTATTGCCGCGATGTGAGGTCTAAGATTTGGAGGAACAAACTTACCAACGTCCTCTGCAAGAAAGTCATATGCAGGTTGGAGAAAGCCGTGCAGTTTATCTTGTCTTTGTTCTTTACTGTCACGAGACAAGAACTCTGCAAAGCCTCCCATATCTTACACCCCTTATGTAACGCGACGATCTTGTGCGCGTTGGGTCAAGCGGTTGAGCATATCGTCACCGCCCTGTGGCCCACCAGATGATGTCGGAGCCGTTGTGTTTGTTTCAGTAAAGGCCGCACGTTTTTCTGAGAAAGATTTAAGTCTCTCAAATTCACCAGAGTTTTTCTCATTCTGGAATGCCTTCATAACCTTACGAGTTAGGCCCAGATCAGCGAAGTCTTCGCCCGTGTAGCCCATCTGCATAGCGTAGTCAGAAAACTCAGGAGCCATTTCATCAGGGAGTTTTAGTTCCTGCTGAACTCTGTCTAAATTCGTAGCTACTCTTTCTTGGTAGCTCTGATTAGACTGGTCGTTTGCTTGTCTCTGAACTTGCTGGCTAACTTGCGCTTGTTGCTTTCCAGCCTGCATGACCCTGTTCATTAACTGAGTTTGCATAGCCACCTGTTTTTTCAAGCCTTCGATTTCTGCGTAGCTCTCACGAAGTTTGGGCGGAAGCGAAATAGCGTTTGTGTCTTCGTATTTACGGAACTCTTCTTCTAATGCAGCAGCTACGTTTCCGCCCTGTTGCGCGTTAGGGTTTGCTTGGCCCCGACCAGCAGGAGGTTGTGCGCCCTTGCCGAATTGGGCGTTCTTTGTGAACGCTCGCTTTAACGAACCATCGATAAGAGCTTTGGCTTGC